ACGCAGCATGATCCAAATCTATGGCTCGGATTTCACCGGATTCTCTGAAGGTGGATTCGTCTGGGCAGCCGAGGCGGATTTCAATATCTTGGCCCCTCGAGCAAACTTCATCGGTTCGTACTTTAGGAACACCATTACCTATGGTCAACTTTAGAACGCTTCCGCCCAAGGATATAGCTTGCAAGAGCTCATCAATATATCCGAAAACATTGAGATTATGGAGCCCTAATTTCATTTGCGATCTGGAATTGTGAATCACGACCTGATTTACACATCCCAGTAGCAAAAGTAGGACAATCTTAATGACACTGAGTTTGTTGGCGAACTCATCAACTACGTCATCTTGCAAAATGTTGCAGAAGACATCACTACCGGTAACCCCGCTAAGTTTGGCCTTTAGATGAATATCAAAGGCAATGGTGTATTTTGGACTTAGGTGGACGATGCTGTCGCGTTCAATCTTTTCAAGAATGTACCTAACAAAGTGTCACCATTACCACAAATTTTAGCAGGAGTCAACCAAAACCCCGACCACAAAACACCTCGTTCGTGGATGGGAAGCCTATGGGACGGTGCCAAACATATGCTCTCAAAAGCATGGCAAAACCGAGACACCATAGGATCGATCATCTCTAATGGAGCAAAACTCGCAGCTCTATTGGGTCCTTGCCCTGACGCTTATTAACCATAAAACACTTTGGTTCCTTTTGTCATTTAGCAGGACTATATGATCGACCTCCGACGTTTAATTGCTGATCTCAGGAGAGTTAACGCTCTAAATCCCACACAATTGACGTCGAAGATGCTCGCTGGTTACATCGCAGAGTACCACTTCGTTGCAAACTATAAGGGTACGCTTATTCCTAGGGATCTTTTGTATTCCACACAAATGGATAAACGTATTACCATTACTGTTGCACCAGAGCATAGTGACACACAATCTTCTTCAGAAGATGAGTGCGAAAACGCACCAGTCACAAAATCCATCAAGTCCAGTCGACCTAGTACGACTGTTTCACTTGAACCCTCAGAAACACCAACTAAAAAGAAAAAGTGAGGGCTGCAATACGCGCCAATAGCTGTGGAGGCTAATTGGCAGACCGTTACTCTACGGAGTACGGGACCCCACCCAGGTAAAAGACATTTTGTCTCCCCTCCTGAGGTGGATCAAACAAAGGCC